GGGGATGTGACTTGTGTTTTAGACGGCAAGAGTCTGATTGTTACGGAAAACATTGTCAACGGGCAGCACGTCGAACGGGCATTGCCTACAACGTTATTGATTACCGAAAGGAATATACCTATGTCTGAAACATTTGATTACTACGAATACACCGCCACGGGAGACCGCGCCATCCGCACCGGTCCCGGCGCGACCTATCCCCGCGTTGATAACGGGAGCGCAAGAAGTTATTTTCTCACGAGTAAAAAAGCGCGCGGAAAAGCCACGTCAGAGGATCGTGTCATTCTAGGAAGTGACGCGGCTACCTTCGCAGGATACCCGAATGATATATGGGTAAGAGTCTATGTGAATGACGGTGTATTGGTGGATGGCTGGACGGCGAAGATCCATAAAGGCGTGACACAGGTTACGGAAATATTTGTGCCAACGGTAGAGCCTCCGCCCGCAACCGAGAAGATACTGAAGTCATTCGATTTCCACATCGAAGCCGAAACCAAGACCGCGAAAACAACCGTTCTATACACGGACGGAACGAGTGAAGTCAAAAATTATAAGACGGCATAGAAAGGATACAAAAATGATTACACAATCTCAATCAACTGGTTTCAGTAATTATTTTATTTGTCCAACATGCAAGAGTTGGGTTATGCCCCGCATTATTGCCCAGGTCTTCAAATTCTTCAACCGTATCAATATCCATACACGCCAAACGTCATTGACGAAGAAACAAAAAATCTACTAAAGAGATTGATAGAGATTTTAGAGAAACTAGTAGACAGTAAATGACCGACTTTCATTTTGACTTCGGCGCATCCGTTTCCCGTGCCATCCGCCTATGGTCTGACCCGATCATGCAAGCGGATGGCTACGATGCGAATTTGCGCGGAAATGTCGGTCAATTCGCGGTAGTCTCACCTTACGTCACGCATAATGGAGTTTGGGAAGGAACCTTCTCCAGCAACCAGATAGCAACGCCGTTGACAAGTGCGGATCTGTTGAAAATATCCATGCTTCAAACTATCGAACCGGGCACGACATTACAGGCAAAAATGAATTGGTTGATGTATGCAGGAACTGGTAATTGGGGCGCGCCGATGCAAGCGAATTACCCATCTTCAAGCCAATGGGCGCAAGCCACGAATATAAAAATGATTGCGGCGGTGTATGCGGGGCAAGAGGTGGAGGTGGTCGAACGAAAAGTAATCCGCTGCACCTTCAACGCAAAAACGGCTGATGTACCGATGTCGCGGATCAAGACTTACGCGCCATCTGAATGGAGCAATCCACGGGCGATGATGCTTGTGTCAGTTGTGGATGCCGACAACCGCTATGGCGAAATGCCAAATGCAAACGTTGGCAGAGTACGTTTACCGATCTGGTTTGGAACGGGGCGGGAAGCGTGGCTCTTTGACCGGTGGCTGGTGTGACTGAATGGTAAAATGTGGATATGCTAGAAACTCCCGAATCAACCGCGCTTGAATTTGCAAAGCAATGTCTTGAACAGGAACCTGGTCAGCGGGTTCAGATATTCACATTTAACAATGGTGACGGGCTGCCGATTGGGCATGATGAGTATGTTGTAGTCAAGATGGAGCGAAAGCGATTTGTTTCGTATCCAGAACCTGTGTCGATACCCGGGACGGTGATGGCGTGAGTGACGAGAAAGAACTAAAGCCGCTAACCAAGAAACATCAGCGAGTACTAGATGAATATTTACTCTGCTGGGTACAATGGCGGGCGTACGTCAAGGTTTACCCAGACAAAACGCCCGAAGTGGCGCGGGTACTTTCGAGTAGATTGTTCGCGGATGATAACTTTTCAGCGCATTTGGAAGCACGACTCAACGAAGTTCACATGAGCGCGGATGAAGCCCTAAAGCTCACGGCTGAAATTGCGCGAAGTGACTTAGGGGTATTTTTCAAAGTAGTTGACGAATGGATGTTTAATCCGTTACCGTCCTACGAAATATTGGACGAACAAGAAGTAGAGCGTAAAAAAGATGACGGCACAAAAGAGAAGGTAGTCAGTTATCGCGTGCGGCATGTTGCCTTAGATATGGATAAGGTTATTGATCCGCGTTATTCATATTTACTAAAGAGCTTTTCTGATTCTACTAAATTTGGATTGAAGATAGAGACGCACAGTAAACATGAGGCTATCCGAGACATTTTGAAAGTCAAGGGCAAGATAAAATCAGACAATCAATTCGAGCTAGTTGTACGATATGCAAACCCTAACGATAAACCTACCGACTCCGCATAGTGAACAGGCGCGTTTTATCCGTTCAACTGCCAAACGTAAAATATTACGGGCTGGCAGGCGCGGCGGTAAAACTGTCGGTGTCTCTATCTATGCCGTTGAAAGGTTCCTGCTGGGGAAACGGGTATTATACACAACTCCGACCAGTGAACAGATTGACCGATTTTGGACAGAAGTCAATAAGGCATTGATTGAACCGATTGACGCGGGCGTGTTCCTAAAGAACGAAACCAAGCATACGATTGAGTTACCGAACAGCGAGCAACGCATACGAGCCAAGACGGCTTGGAACGCGGATACCTTGCGCGGTGATTACGGGGATGAATTGATATTCGATGAGTATCAACTCATGGATGAGACAGCATGGTCTGAGGTTGGCGCGCCGATGTTGTTGGATAATGATGGCAATGCCACATTTATCTATACCCCGCCGTCGCTACAAAGCCGCAGTGCATCCAAAGCGCGTGACCCACAACACGCGGCAAAGCTATTCAAGAAAGCGTTAGCCGATACAAGTGGGCGGTGGGAAACCTTCGCATTTGCCAGTGATAAGAATCCGCATATTAGTAAAGTGGCGTTGTCTGAAATCTCGAAAGACATGACGAGCCTCGCTTACCGTCAAGAGATATTGGCAGAGGACGTTGACGAAGCTCCCGGTGCATTATGGAAACGATCGGATATTGATACAAACCGCGTCGTGAAAGCTCCTGAGAGTTTGGATCGTGTGGTGGTAGGTGTTGATCCAACCGCAACCAGCGGCGGTGATGAAGCCGGCATCATCACAGAAGGCAAACGCGGCGATGATTATTATTGTCTCGCTGATGACAGCACTCAGGGCAGTCCAGAAACATGGGCACGGGCGGCGATTACAGCGTTCTTCCGCAGTCACGCAGATTGTATTGTTGCAGAAAAAAACAACGGCGGTGAAATGGTAGAGAGTGTTATCAGGCAAGCCGTCATCAATGCAAAAGCGGCGGGCGAAAAGATAGGCGAAGTTCCTGTCAGGTTGGTATGGGCGTCACGCGGTAAGGCGACCAGAGCCGAACCAATCAGCGCGATGTCGGAGAACGACGAAAAGACGAACCGTAAAGGTAGAGATCATCACGTCGGTGTGTTTGCTCTGCTTGAAGACGAGCTTTGTCAGTGGGTCCCAGGCGACCCATCACCGAATCGGCTTGACGCGAAAGTATGGGCAATGACGGAATTATCAAACAGCGGCGAGATGGAAGTTACAGACAACTTCCTATACAATTGAGGTAACACATGGCAAACATCTTCACGACTATGGGTAATCGAATCGGGCAGGCAATCGGCGGATGGCTTTCGCCTTTCATCGGCGGCATGAATAACACCTACGACATGCCGATGGAAGATTTAGCGCGGCGTTATTCGATACTGCGAAATTATTACAACGGAGACCATCGCCCACAGCTAAAGAACGTCGACGGCGGACAAGACGACAACATCACTCAGAACTGGATCGGTAACATCGAAGATAAGGCCATTGCCCGCATGTATCGCGGCGGAATCCAGTTCAATCTGCCAGAAGGTCACACACAACAGCAGGAATACATCAACCATCTGTGGGACCTGAACAAGAAAGAAATTATCCTCGTTCAACATCGCTTGCACGGCGGAGTCTATGGCACGCCCTACTGGAAGGTACACCCCAAAGAATTGACCGATCCTTATACGGGCGACTTGTACCCGCGCCTTATCCCGCTTGACCCTGAAATCGTGCGCATCAAACCCAACCCGCAAGACTCACAGGAGATAGAGTCGTATGTGATTGAATACGTCACCAAGGTCACCAACCCAGATGGCAGGATTGAAAGTGTCGGTCATCGTGAAATCACGCGGCGAGCGCATGAAGGCGACACGATAGACACTGAATACGGCGAAACCGTCGCAATGGCGCAAGATACGTGGGTGGTTGAAGAGTGGGAACAATCGGCGCAGTACGGCAACCAATGGACACTCGTAGACTCTACGCCGTGGAACTACAACTTTCCGCCGATACTCCATCAAAAGAATTTGCCATCACTCCGTAGTTGTTACGGTGACAGTGACTTTGACGACGTGGTAAACATTCAAGATAAAAGCAACTTCATCACGTCCAACACGAACAAGATCGTGAAGTTCTTTGCCAACCCGATCACGTTTATATTCGGCATCTCTGCCAAGGCGATGAAGGAAAATAAACTAGATAGCCCTGTGGGTGCGCTGTACGCAATCCCTGATGAAAAAGCCAGGGCGATGAATCTGGAAATGAGTAACGATTTACAATCCTCTCGCAACTTGTCACAAGACCTGAAGGCGGCGACTTACGAAATCTCACGAGAAGTCAGCACCGATAGTATCGGCGATAAGTTAGGACAGCTTACAAA